AAGATCACTGGTGTAATTGGACAGAACAATGTCACACTTCTTTGTATTAATCAGATTAGAGATGCCATCGGCGTCATGCATGGTGATCCTACGACAACTCCTGGTGGAAAAGCTATTCCGTTCCATTCTTCAGTAAGAATCCGTCTTGGATCTGGAAGCCAAGTAAAAGACAAGAACGGTAATCCAATTGGTATCCACACAACAGTTACGATCAAAAAGAATAAAGTCGCCGCTCCGTTCCGCAAGTGCGAGTTTGACATTATCTTTGGAAAGGGTATCGTTGAGGATGAATATATTTTTGACGAAGTTCGATCTCACTGCAAGGAAAACGGTCCTGTCAAGCGTAAAGGAAAGACTATCAACGTTTCTGGAGAAGGAGCGTGGAAGGAACTTAGCGTTGTCGATGACAAGACTGGAGAGGTTATCGTAGAAAAGAAATTCTATAAGTCAGAGTTTGGTTCACTTCTTAGGGATGATAAACACGGTCCTTGGTTGATGGAAGCAGTAGATGCTGCTCTAACTCTGGTGGTGGGACCAGCTGCTGATCCAAACGAAACAGACGATAACGTTACTGATGACGGAGGTTCAGATGACTGAGCGGCCAACAAATCCAATTTGGATCAAAGTAATCACTGATGATGATTCTTTGATTCCTGCGTACCAAACATCAGGTTCTGCAGGGTGTGATCTCATGTCAACAGACAACGTCGTAATTCCTTCTGGATCTCGATTGGTTGTTGGTACGGGATTGAAGATGGAAATTCCACCTGGATTTGCAGCACAGGTTTGTTCCAGATCTGGACTTGCAGCAAAGAGTGGAATTCAGGTATTAAATGCTCCCGGGCTCGTTGATAATGATTACCGCGGGGAGGTAAAGGTGATCCTGTATAACTCAGGCCGGGAAGATTTTATTGTTAAAAAAGGTGATAGGATTGCACAGCTAATGTTTTTCCCGATTTTTCAAGCGATCTTCCAGAAGGCAAAAACAGTATCAGAGACGGATCGAGGCGAAGGCGGACTTGGTAGCACTGGCGTTTAAGGTACAACATTGAGTCAAGAACATCCGATACTCATAATCGACGGCAGTAATCTCTTTTTAAGGAGTTGGGCCGCTTATCCCACCATGAACAAAAATGGTGAGCAGATGGGTGGTTGTATTGGATTCCTTAAGTCTATGCAACGAATCACAAGAGAGATTCAGCCGTCTGGAATTTATGTCGTCTGGGAAGGTGGCGGATCCCAACGTCGTAGAAGAATATACTCAGAATATAAGCTTGGTCGCAAAGCCGAGAAATTAAATCGATTCTATGGTGACGACATTCCTGACTCTGAAGAAAATAAGAAGCATCAGCTAATATCCCTTCTTGGGATGTTAAAGTTTGTTCCAGTATGCCAGGTATATGTCTCTGATTGTGAGGGTGATGATACTGTTGCTCATCTCTGCAATGGTCCTTTTAGGAACCAAGATAAGATCATAGTGTCTTCTGATAAAGACATGTATCAACTCCTCAACGATAAGACAAGAATCTATAGTCTTCATAAGAAGAAGATAGTGACTGCAGAAGATATCTTTGATGAGTTTAGGATTCGTACCCACAACTTCGCAATTGCCAAGGCGATATGCGGAGATTCAGGAGATAACGTTCCTGGAGTAAAGGGCGTCGGTTTTAAAAAAGTTGCAGCAAAGATTCCAATCCTAGGTGGCGACCAGATGGTGATTCTGCAAGATGTCATTGATTATTGTCAATCGCATGTTGACGAGTCCATTATTTATCGTCGCATTATGGACAGTGTTGAAGACGTCAAAAGGAATTGGAGATTGGTACATCTTGATGGTAGTATGTTGTCTGGGGATCAAGTTTCAAAAGTGAGATATGTCGTCGATACATTTGAACCAAAGACAGATAGGATGGGGTTAATTCGAGTGTTAATCAAAGAAGGAATTGAAGGCTTTGATATCGAGGGATTCTTTTACGATCTAAAATGTGTGACTGCAACTCATCACACCGGAGATTGAAATGTCTGATTACGAAAATAAAACAACATCCAAGGTAACATTCGGTACCTATGGTAAATCATTCCAAGAAAAAATCATGCAGGCATTGTTGATTGATTGGAAATTTGCAGAACAAATGACGGAAGTGTTTGATTCTTCATACTTTGAACTCAAGTATCTACAGTTTCTTGCCGACAGATATTTTTCTTATTCTAAAAAATACAAAGTATTTCCAACGTTACAACTTCTTGTAACGATCATTAGAGAAGACCTGAAGGTCGGAACTGACACAATTCTGCGAGATCAGATTATTGAATATCTTCAGCGTATGAAGGCAAATCCAGATGCTGGAGATTTGCAATTTGTTCGCGAAAAATCTCTCGATTTTTGTCGAAAGCAAGCTCTTAAGGCTGCTCTTGAGAATGCAGTTGATCAAATGCAGGCCGATAAATATGAATCTATTGTAGAGTCAATTAAGAAGGCCGTCCAAGTTGGAACTGCACCATCCGTAGGTCATGACTTTTTTAATGAGATGGACGCACGGTTTACTCATCTAAAAAGAGATACTATTCCAACAGGCATTCCAGAATTGGACAAGAAAGAGCTGTTGAATGGAGGATCTGGCAAAGGCGAATTACTATGCGTAGTTGGTGGATCAGGTTCAGGTAAATCTCACTTCCTTACAATGATTGGTGCCAACGCATTGAGGAACGGCAAGAATGTTCTCCATTACACCTTTGAGTTGTCTGAAACAGCAGTGGGCATTCGTTATGATTCTAATCTTTGTGACATAGATTCAAATGAGGTGATGGATCGTAAGGATGAGGTCAAAAAATTCTATGACGACAACAAACGTCTTGGTCGGCTTTTCATCAAGGAATATCCTACAAACACAGCGTCCATCTTCACTATACGAGCTCACGTAGAACGATTGGATCTCAAAGGATTTAAACCAGACATCATCATCATCGATTATGCAGACATTATGAGATCGACTCGACAGTTTGATTCTCTACGTCATGAATTAAAGCTCGTATATGAAGAGCTTAGAGGATTTGCGATGGAATATGGTATTCCTGTTTGGACTGCATCACAATCCAACAAGGAAGGTGCAAATGCAGAAATTATTGACATGACAAACATGTCAGAAGCATACGGTAAGGCAATGATCTGCGACTTCATCATCTCTGTATCTAGAAGGTCGCATGAGAAAGCATCTGGATGGGGTAGGTTGTATGTTGCAAAGAATCGTGCAGGCAGAGATGGTCTCGTATTTCCAGCTAAGATCAATACTGCAAGAAGTCAATTTGAAATTGTTGGTGCAGCAGATTCACCTGAATCCGTCACGGTATCTGATGATGAAGCACAAAAGAAAGCTTTAAGAGCTAAGTGGAAAGAATTAAGAAATGAATTTTCCAATGGTCAGAAAGAACATACAAACAATGATACGAAGGTAGTATCAGCCGTTGGACATTGAGTTATAGTTATCTAATCTTCTGGAGATAAAAATGAAATCACACACGCGAGATGAAGCATACGCAGCGTCCCTCAACTATTTTAATGGTGATGAACTTGCGGCTTCTGTATTTGTTTCAAAATATGCTCTTAGGACTCCAAAGGGTGACTTGCTGGAATTAACTCCTTCCGACATGCATCGTCGATTGGCTCATGAATTTGCTAGGATCGAAGCGAAGCATCCAAATCCAATGACAGAAAAAGAGATCTTCTGTCTTCTTGCGGATGTCGATCATATCGATGCCTCAAAAATTGAGACAATGTCCATTGAAGAACTAGCAAGAGAATCTCGCGGCTTTGGTGCAGTAGTTCCACAAGGGTCTCCAATGTCAGCTATTGGAAATGATTTCCAGTACCAGTCTCTTTCAAATTGCTTCGTCATCCAGTCTCCGTACGATTCCTACGCAGGTATCCTTAAGGCAGACCAGGAACAGGCTCAGATCATGAAGCGCCGTGGTGGGGTTGGATTCGATATCTCCACTATCCGTCCCAAGGGCATTGTCACAGCCAACGCCGCTCGTACCACAGATGGTATTGGTGTTTTCATGGAGAGGTTCTCCAATACCTGCCGCGAGGTTGCCCAGGGTGGCCGCCGCGGCGCTTTGATGTTGACGATTGATGTTCACCATCCTGAAATCCGAACATTTATTAACATCAAACGTGACCTCAAGAAGGTTACTGGCGCAAACATCTCCATCAGACTCACTGATGAGTTCATGCAGGCTGTGAAGGATGGTGACAAGGTACACCTTCGGTTCCCGGTCGAGAAGGACGCGAAGCACACCGTGGAAGAACATGTTGATGCTAAGCAACTTTGGCACGAGATCATCGAGGCAGCATGGGCCTCAGCAGAGCCAGGCCTTCTCTTTTGGGACACGGTCAAGAAGCGTACACCAACGGAAGCATACGCAAGTGTTGGATATGGTTCAACTTCTACCAATCCTTGCGGAGAAATTGTGCTCTCTCCATATGACAGCTGCCGCCTTCTTCTTGTCAATCTCTACAAGTTCGTAAAGAATCCTTTCACGTCTGCCGCCGCATACGACAATGAAAGATTGAAGGACACAGTGGTCAAGGCCCAACGGCTCATGGATGACCTCATTGATCTTGAGATAGAGGCCGTAGACAAGATCATTGCAAAGATCCAGAATGATCCAGAGCCAGATGACGTCAAGAGACCAGAGTTAGACCTCTGGAACAAAATTAAGTCTGCCGCGCTAGGTGGCCGTCGTACAGGTCTAGGCATCACAGCTCTTGGGGATGCCCTTGCAGCTATGGGATTCGTCTATGGTTCTAAGAAATCCATTGAGATGACTGAGTCTCTTTACAAGGCCTTGGCCCTATCTGCCTACAAGTCAACAATCAAGATGGCCGAGGAACGTGGTTCATTCCCGGTCTTCTCGCACAAGCTCGAAGGAAACCATCCCTTCATCAAGCAGATCCTAGAAGCAAATCCAGAACTGGCAGCTGATTACAAGAAGTTCGGTCGTAGAAACATTGCTCTTACGACAACAGCCCCTGCCGGATCAGTCTCGGTTCTTACCCAGACCACATCCGGTATCGAACCGGCATTCATGTTGTTCTACAAACGTCGTAAGAAGGTCAACGGTGATGATCCAAATGTAAAGGTCGACTTCGTGGATCCGCTCGGTGATAAATGGCAGGAGTTCATGGTCTACCACCATGCATTCAAGAAGTGGATGGAGGTCAATCACAAGACCGAGGAGAACGTTGCTGAAT